CCTCGGTCTTCCAGGGTTCGGCCAGCCAGGAGTTTACAAAGTTTTGGAGGAGAAAAGGGAATTCCTTGGACTTCAAGAACTCGGCAGCAACATCGCCAAAAGAAAGCCAGGGGGAATAGATGCTGGAAAGGTGAAAGGCAATTCGCCTTGAAACGCGCCCCGACATGCTGTCGGATTTCCAATGCCCTTTTTGCAGCATGTCCTGTTTATTGTGATCCCGGATGATTCCCTGACAATACTCACAAACATACCATGCCGTCTCCCTGACCTGGGCCGGGTCTCGTAAATCCTGCGGCCAGCGGACGTTGCTCATCTTCATAACTTGCATCCCGCCGCAGTGGGGACAGGGTACATAAAAATAGCGCCGTTCGTCGGCGCTCTCGAAGGCTTGCCATATGGCCCCGGGTTGTAAGGTCGGGGTGGACGTCATGACAATCTTTTTGTTGTGGAAGGTCTTGGTGCGCTCCCGTGCCAGGCTGATCGGGTCAGCTTCCTTGCCGGCGTTCGGCGGGTACTTGTCCACCTCGTCGAGGAGCAGGAAGCGGATCGGCCGGGACGAAAGGGACGCCGGCGAGTTGGCACCGGATAGGGCCAGGTACATCCCGTCGAACTGCAGCTCCAGCGTTTTGCTGTCCTTGCCGCTATACCGCGCGGCGGTCTCCGGGATCAGGTTTACCATGGGCTGAATACGGTTGCAGCTGGCGAACTCGGCCAGGTCCAGGGTCGGGTAGACAAGAAGCGTCGGGCTTGGGTCCTGGGCGATGATATAGGCCAGGATATTTAATATTGCTTCCGTTCCGCCGATTTGTGACGCCTTACAGAAGATGATTTCTTCAATATCCGGATCGGTAAAGGCGTCCATGATTTCACGCAGGTAAGGTGTGCGACCGGTCTGCCACTTGCCGGGAACGGCGGATGTTTTTTCATCAAGTATCCTAAACCTGTCCGCCCACTGGCTGACGGTCAAAAGGTCGGGAGGTTTTAGTACGGTAAAGGAATCCCTAAGCCACGCCGGCCATTCAAGGCGTACTTTTTTTCTTTGACCGCCGCGGTGAGGTATAGACTCCGTCAATGCTGATTTGTTCGAGTCCATCAACAACAACCTCGTTGACCATCTTCTCAATCCTCCTTGCGGTTACCGGGTCAACGTGGGCGGCAACCTCCACCGATACCCGCCTGCCTAGAGTCGTAAGCGATCGTTTGAGAACGATGAAGAAGCGCTGCAGGGTATCGGTGATTTCTTCCGTACTGATATACTTTCCTTTAAGTTCCCCGAGTTTGATGGCGGCGGAGGCGGCGGCAAGTTTCTTTAAGTCCGTGTCGGCTTTCAGCTTTTGTTCCCGCAAAGTAATGGCTTCCGCCTGGGCCTCGGTCCGGATGCCTCCGCCCACCAATCCCCGCCAGCGAAGGACGTCGCCCAGGCACCACCAGCCGTGCTCCTCCTTCGGGCAGCCGCTGTTAACCCAGTAGGTCAGGGTTGATTTATCGATACCGAGCAGTTCGCAGAGGTCTGAAGTTGAAACACACTTCCTGCCGTTTATGATACGGCCCCATTCACCGGCCACCGGTTATCAGCTCCGTTTTTCTTCAAAAGAAAAGGAAGCGCATATGGCTTCCCGGTGTTGTTATTCGCTTATTCTTTTAGTGACAACCGGCCCGCCGTAATTTCGTCCCGAATCTCATCCTCCGTATAAAGCAGAACCTCTGTATTGACATCATCCTGCGGAGCAAGCACATAAGCATCGCGCCATTTTCCAACCACGATGTAATTTTCTTTACCTGAGACTATAATCATTGTTCCTTTTGCGTACTTCACCCGTCTGACCTCCTTGTGACTTTAGCAGTTAAAAACATAATAAACTCTCGTTGTTTTCTCTATCTTATTTCACTGACCGTTCCTTACGTCGTTTAGCCGCTGCCTGCACTTGTTCTGCTGTCCTGAAGGAACCGTTCCCGCAAAGCCGGTTCAAAAACAGTGCCCGGCTGGATTTGTATCCTTCACCGATAAAACCAAGCCGCAACAGCCACACCCGGAAAGTATATTTCTCATTTTTCGTGTCCGTCTCATGCGGCGAGGAATGCTTTTGCGTCAGCGCCATTTTATTTACCGCAAAGGCAAACTGGATATATGCCTGGATGGCGTCCGGGTCAAGCGTGGCGGCGAACCATCGGAAGGTTATATTGTCCTTAGTAATCTTAATGCCTGGACAATCTTCGTCGCCGGCAGCCTCAAGGAAATCGTCGACAGTTCTGAGCCGGGCGGCGTTGATTGCCGCCACTACCGGCTGGGCAATGAAAGATTGGCCGGCAACTCCCATCGCCTTGGCGATGAGCCGTTCCTTGGCGGCCAAGATGTTGACCAAGTTGCGCAGCGAAACGCCGTTATGGCCTTCTGCAGAGAGAGTCACCGCTACCTGTCCGGAAGCTTCTACTCCATTATCTGCGAGCGTTTTGAGGATCGCAAACATTTCTGCTGCATTATCTTCCGATCGCCACTGAGTAGTAACAATTCCGGATTTGTCAATACGCCATTCGCGGCAGGCGGTATCTGTTATAAGATACCCGAAGCACGGCGCTCCCAAGTACTCAGCCTGCACCCCGAAATGACCGGCGATGAGTCCGGCTACTTCTTTCCGTTCCCGGCCGGCAACTTTCATTTGAAATCTGAAGCTGTCTTTTTCCACGGAACCGACCTCCCTGTTGTTTTGTCATGACACATTACGCCATGACACGCACAGGAAGTCAAGCTGATTGTTGCCTGTCGTCAGCTATTATTTTCCTGTAGGCAAGCCTGACGTTATCCCGCAGTAAAAACACGTCTTTATCGCCGCCGACTTGGGCAATAAAACGGCTGACAATGACATCGGCATAAATCTGGTCAAGTTCCATGGTGTAGCAGGTACGACCGGTCTGTTCGGCAGCGATCAGCGTAGAACCGGAGCCGCCAAATAGATCCAGAACAATATCTCCGGTCCTGCTGGAATTGTTGATCGCCCGGGCAGGGATTCCCACCGGCTTCATCGTGGGATGGTCGACGTTGCGGCTGGGTTTTTCAAACCGCCAGACTGAAGTAGTAGCATCGTCATGCTTTTTTATCACTTCATAGCTTGGCACCCGGATTACGACCATTTCCACGCCGCTGGCGAAGGTCAATGTGACACCTTTGCCGTCCGGTGCAACAGTAATGCCGGCGAAATGGTCGATAACCGTCGTTTGCCGGCGGTCACCGTTCCAAATGTGGGCGGCACCCGGTTTCCAGCCGTATAGAATAGGCTCGTGCTGCCAGTGATAATCCTGCCGGCCCATGACCATGGAACTTTTCACCCAGATAATACATTGCTTCAAAAGCCAACCTGCATCCAGCATCGCCTTGCGGAAGTTTAAGCCTTCCGTGTCGGCATGGCAAACATAAATGGCGCCTCCCGGCGCCACCGCGTCAAACATGTTTTTATATGATTTTAGGAGGAAGCTGTAAAAATCGGCATCCGCCATTTTATCGTTACGGATTTTTAGTTTCTCCTCAGTCGCTCCGGTGTAGTCGACGTTATACGGTGGATCGGTAAAGACCATCGCCGCCTGCTTGCCGTCCATAAGCCGCCGGACGTCCTCCGTCTTGGTGGCATCACCGCAGAAAAGACGGTGGCGGCCGAGCAGCCAAATGTCTCCCGGCTTAGTTTTCGGTATCTTGATTCTTGCCGCCTCTTCTTCCGGGTCAAAGTTATCCTCCGTCACTTGCTTTTTATTGTCCCTCGGCTCCTCGTCGTTCAACGCAACGCGCATCAGTTCCTCTATTTCCAGATCGTCATAGCCGGTAACCTCCAGATCCATGCCGGTTTCTTGAAGTTCGGCGAGCAGGTCCTGTAGTTTTGGTATGTCCCATTCGCCACCGGTCTTGTTGAGGGCTATATTCAAAGCCTTCTCCTGATCTAGCGCCAGGTCTACCAGGGATACCTCAACGGTTTTGTGTCCCATTTCCTGAAGAATCTTCAGCCGCTGGTGCCCACCGACCACCACATAGTCACGCTTATTGACGATGATGGGGTCGATATAGCCAAAGGCAAGTATGGACTTTTTGATTTTTTCGTAATCCTTGTCTCCCGGTTTAAGGTCAATACGCGGATTATATGGCGCGGGATTCAGTTTTTCGATTGGCAGCTTGACAATTTCCATTTCCGGCACCAGCTTCTTTCACCAAAGTTGAAAAGTATAATGCTTAAAACCACCTTGTTTTCAACTTTTCAAGCCCAGCAACCCGCGATTTTACTGGATTGTTAGGTTCAAAAAGTTGAAAAGTTGAAAGATTTTTTTCGGTTTTCCGCGGAAAAATGGCGGGGCTCAGCGCACCCGCACTACCCATCCCCCGCTGGAAGGAACCGTCAAATGTTTAGACCCACTGAACGGTAATAAGAGAATTTATCCACATTATCCACATTCGGAAAGTTACCTACTGTTGATAATGTGGATAAGCCCGTTGGTGCTTGTATATAACAGGCTTGTTAGCTGTCGATAATACTAATGCGAAAAACATAATCATGGAATAAAAAACTCCCGGCGCTCGTCCGAGAGTTCGTTATATGTATTTCTTCACAGTGTAAATTTTACCAGAGAAAAATCTGGTTGTCACTTGGCTAGCTACTGTCTTTTTTCTTACCGCTGACTAACCGTTGCCTGAACTCCAACCCTGAATATGAAGGTAAATTTATTATTCATTAAACCCCGAGTAACACCTATATTGTGCAGTTTATAGAAAAACTGGCGGCCAGATTCTGCATGCCAGTAAAAATATTTTGACAGCCTTATTTAACGGCTTTATTGTTGGGTGGAGATTTTGGGCTCCAGCTGTTCAATTAGCTTTCTAAGTTGCCGTCCATGTTCCTGAGCAGTTTTATCTGATGATATTAAAAGCTCGGAAGCTATTCCATAGATTTCGTTTATTATCGCACTAATTGCGTCTTCTTTATTTTCTGCCACGACTATACCTCCTGCGGAATTGATAATGTGTAAATAGATATTCAATGCGAGAAGAAAAACTCCTTTAGGCTTTATTCAGCTAACCTCCGTAGTGCAAACACTCCGGCAAGCACGTCAATTCCTTTTCTCCGATACTTGCTTAGCGTCTTTTCGGTAATGTATAGGTTTGCGCAAATTTCGCTCCAGCTTTTCTGTTCAATATAAATTCCATTTACGACTGCTTTCACCTTTCCTTCCAGTCTATTAATGCAGTACTCGAGGCGCATAAGTTCATATTCATTGGCGGCGATACACCGTTCCAGTTCCTGGCGCGACAAATTGTTCATGCGTTCGGTGACTTCCCGGTACACCAGAGCTATGCTGCAGGTCTTGTCGGCGACACGGCCGGCATCCACCTTATCGCCGACAGTAGGAGTAAAATTCATGGCATCAATAACTTCTTCCGGCTGCAGCTTGTCAAGGCATCTTAGTTCAAACTTCAATTGTTCGATATCCTTACGGATGACGTGATAATTTTTTAGCAGATATTCCACATATTCCCGGGTCTCCATCAGCCACCCACCTCCTGTCTTTATGAAACATTTCGATTCTTGCCCTTACTTCCTCCAGCGAGTGGACAACCATGCCGATGCCGCCGGCCCGTTCAATGTCTCTAAGCGTAATTTCCTGCAGCTTGGTCAGCCTGTTCCCCGGCTGCTTGACTTCGATGGCGATAAAATAGCCTTTTAAACAGCAGATAATATCCGGGATGCCGGCAGTGCTGTACATACCGCCGTGCTCTTTCCAGGCGAAGCAGCTATCCATTGTCCTTAAGTAACCCAGAATATCTTTTACAACTCTCTTCTCTGCCATGACTGAAGGTCCCGCAACATTTCTATGAGCTTCGTCCGGTATGCTGCCAGGCACTGCCGTTCCCGCCGGTACTCCTCAAGGCTTGTCCAACCCTTCTTCCCTTCCGGGTCGATGACCGGCCTTATTGAATAGCCATAAGCCATGTGTTTTTCGAGTCTTGCGCCGGCACCGCGAATATAAAAAAGCCCCGCATACAGTTCCATATCAACCCGCTCTGCGGCGGCAAACAGCCAAAGCCACAAATCGCTGTCTTCAGGAGAAATATCCGCGCCCGGATCAATAATTACCTTTGATGCTAACTCCGCCGCTGCAGGCTGCTCTATTTGCAGCCGCTTTAAGGCCTGCTCTTCAACGCGCCGCAAAACCGTCAGCGGCGTTTCGTTCGGTTTGTTTTCCCGAGTTTTAGCTTCAGTTTGGCCTGTTCCAAACAGAGTTTGCTGCGCTGATAAAGCCATAGCCTCGCCTCTTTGTTATCCTTTTGGTTGGGCAGTTGGGAGTAACTGCCCAACTTTTTACACCCTGTCAAGCTCGTAATTGCGCGGCTTGCCCAACTCGCCCAACCTGCCCAACCGTAATTCAGGTAATGTATATATGCCAGTGTGTTGCCTGTATTACTTATGGTCTGACCCTGTATATAAGATATATATTTTTTAGTTGGGCAGTTGGGCAATATATTATATGACCCAGGATTTATCTCAGGTTTGCCGCGCCCAACCTTCGCCCAACCGCCCAACTTCACGGGGCTTTTGCCCAACCTTTTTACTCGTCCGCTTCAATTTCCGCGATGTTTTTCAGGACAATCATCCTGGGGCGGCTGTTTTTCCAAAAGCACTTTATCGCGTAAGCCGTCTTGTTGCTGCCGGCCGATTCCGTGATAATCCACTGCCTTTCCGCAAACTCTTTCAGCACCAGGCTCACACTGAAACCAGCCTTTTTTAGCGCCTCTTTATAAACTTCCGGTACGATGCAGCACTCTCCGGTCGGCTTGTAGAAACCGTATTGTTGAGAAGTCGAGCCGTTCTCCTTAAAATACTCGGAATTGGATGCTATCCAGGAAACGGTAAAATCCATCGCCTTTTCTGCGTAATCCGCTTCTTCCCGCGAAGTGGAGGCGCTTTCTATGCAGGCTTTGATCATTTCGGTCATTTCAGCATTTGCCTGTTTTTCACTCAAGCCCCAAAACCACTGGCTGGCATAAAAATCGGCGACAGCGCACACGGCGAGATACGACAGGTGACTTTGGATAAGCTGCGGATAAAACCTTTCCAATATTCCCAGCATATATCTATAGTCCTGTTCTAATATTTTCGGCTCGTCTTTTACCATGGCGATCACCCGCCGAATAAATTCCGGACCGGCAAAACCATGGTTTTCACTGGTCAACGCATGGATTTCCTGGGCGCAGCGCTCCTTTGGTACCGGCGCTCCATATAGCTCCAAAGCTCTGGTTCTGACACCCGAATGGGAAACATCTCCCGCCAGAGATTCTTCACCTGTAGTTAATACAATCAGGTTCCAGTTTCCTCGCGCCTGAAGTCCGCCGGACTTTGCGCCCCTCACCTTCCCCTGGCCGCAGGCAACCGCATAGGTGAGCTTGTCCAAATACTCCTGCCGGTCACCTGCAAGTTGCCGCTCATCAACCCCAACCGGCAAGCCGGACATAAATTCGCAAATCCGTTCCAACCCCACCATGGTCGTGTTAAACGACACCATGATGCTTTCGGGGTGCCCCCAGACCGACAGCGCCGCTTTCAGCGCAGCAGTCTTCCCGCCCCGACTTGCGCCCCAAACGTGGATGATAAAGTTACGGTGCCCGATCATGGTCAGCAGCGGCGACGCAAAGCTTCCCGCGAGCATCAATCTCGCAATGAGATTCTTACGGATGTGATGGTCTATGCCGATCTTCCAGGCGGCGAAGCTTCCGCTTTCACAAAACCCGTTAGCCAGTTTGACCATTGCCTTTTTCGAATCGATATCAAGCACAATGCCTTCGCTTACACCAGGCAGGAATTTGTCTTTACCGACCCAGCCCAGCCTTGACACCGATTTTACGATTGGCAGAATCCCCATATTGGCCGCTTCCATGTCAAAAAGATAGCGGACCAAATCTTTGGCGTTCTCGCTCGAAACCGGCAGCCCAGCGTCCGCCAGACCTGTTATTTTCGTCCGTTGGAACACCGTACTGCGCTCGGCGATAATGGTCCGCCACCCGTCACTACGCTTAAAGGCCAGTTCTATTTTCTCCGTTCCCTGGTCCACGTCGACAAGCTGCCTGGTAAGGACAACGGGAACAGGGCAAATCTTCCTTTCATTACCTGCGGAATCGAACCCGAAGACACCTTGCTCGGAATAGCGCCAACTGTCCGGTATGCACGGCGTAAACGGCTGGCCGGCAACCATTTCGGCCTTTACGGCGCTAACTGCTTTAATATCAAGCTGCCCGACTGCCTTAAATGCTGATTCCCAATGCATCTCAAAAGAGTCTGCTTTTCGGATGTGCAGCTCGCTGGGATCTTTGAAACCGGAAAGCTGAACGAGGTACGCCTTGCCGGAAAAGCCGCCACCATTCAACGAGGCGCAGACCTTTTTGACAAAAGTCTCACCGCCGTGATCAGGCTCCTTGAAGATATATACGTCCAAATCGTTCAGCGCCTGCACATATGCGCTCGAAAAGGTGTCGGCGCCAGGTGCGCCCAGCGCCGGTATGCCGTAGTGCCAAAGAGTATGGCAGTCGCTTTCCCCTTCCACCAGCACTATATAGTCTCTTTTACGGAACTCATGGAGCCTCCAAAGCCCGTATGGCAAAACCTTGGAGCCCTTTGACCAGGAAAAGCGGCTGCGCCCGTGCATGGAATGCCGATAGCGTTTTGCAACCTCACGGCCGTTCTCGTCTTTATAAGGAATTATAAGTCTGGTTTTCTCGTTTTGCAGGCCATACTCTTTGAGCTCCTCAATCGGCAGTTTTTTCGCAGCGGCATACTCCTCCAACGTTAATCCTTGCCTTTTCCGCTTTTTGTCGTTCGTAATTCCGGCCTCGTCAAGTAAGTATGCCTTAGCTTCATCTTTACTCATTCCCTCGTGTTCCTGTAAAAAGGTCCAGGCATTGCCGGATGCCGAACAGGCTTTACAGTCGTACTGCCCGGTATTTTTATTGATATATAGCGACGGACTGCGGTCGTTATGAAACGGGCAAAGGCCGATTAATTCCTGCCCCTTGGCTTTAAGACCGGGAATAAATTTAGCGTAGAAGCGCTCCCAGTCGATAAGCTTGTCTAGGCCGATTTGCATGAATATCACATCCCCGATAGCTCACACCTGTCATAAAACCGGCTCACTTTGATGCATCAACTGCCGCTGTTCCCGCCTCCCACACGCAAAAGTTAAACCACATTCGTCGAAGGGAACAACATTTTTCCTGCCACTTCACTCTCAAAGCTTTACATCGGGTCATCGGCGTCAAAATCCACCGCAACACTGCGGCTGGCTTCCTTGAGCCTGCCGGCCAGCAACTTCATTCCCTCGCGCTCCGGCGCGTCAAGTTCGCGATCAATACTAAAAACTGCTTGGCTGAAAA